GGCTGCAGTTCAAATTATGGACGCAAGTCCACCACCCCTATTTAGCTAGGGGGAGCTGGAAGGGGAGTCCCCGCGTTTGAAACGCGGAGGAAACCCTCAACACCAGTACGACAAACGGGCGGTCTTGACAACCCGCCTGCCGCTCCTCGGTATATCGGCGTCGTTCCCGCGACAGCGGGATCCGCCGATAACGTTCGTGACCGCACGTTCCGATTGATATCGGTAAATGCAGTCTTCGTCTAGACCTGCACGATGGTTAAGCCAGTACTGTGTTAAAAGTACGGCGTGGTCATCAGCAGTCTCGGTGTCGCTAACGCTTGAAAGATAGCGGAACCGATACTCACCTGACCGAGTGGAGTAAAACCCACGGGGCTTGGTGAGTCGGAATCCAGAATCTCCATACGAAGGCGGCACAAAGCAGGGATTCTTCACAGAATTCCTAAGGAAAGCACGAAGCGACGAAAAGAGCTTATCAAAAGCCTCGTTGCTATCGTACTCCTTTAGACGATTATGATAAGAGTACGACGCTTCTTTCGAAGCGAGGGATTCTATCAAACGAACCGGCTTTATACTAACACCATTCCAGAAGTAACCGCCGCAGGATTCACGGAAGTAAGACGTTGAGAAGCTCTTCGTCTTATTCACTGTAAATCCAGCATAGGAACACAACTGGGAATAACGTTCGTATAAAACTGTTGGGATTATGACGTCATCTCCGAAAACGGAAATCTCGGAAGCGTCACAGTTCTGCTCTTCGGCTACGGCTCGCGCCAGTGCCCAGAAGATCAACGACTCGAGTTCGAATGTGAAGCCGTTCCCCATGGAGGAGAACTTCTCATATTCTAATAGCTCGTCGTCCAACATACCGCGTGGAGACCTTAACACATCGAGGACTTCAAACCAGTTCCAAGGTAAGAGGTCCATCACAAGACGATATGAGATCGTGTCGCTGGCGGAAGAGAAATCAACCGTAGCTAACGAACCAGAAAAAGAACCGGAGCGACTTAGCTCCTGATTTCGCACCTGTGTGTTAAGATCGATTCCCCATCTCTTCAAACGCTTACGAATCATCGCCCCGACCCCCTTTTGGAAAAAGAGGTTCAGGCTAGGTTCGACCGCAATAACGCGGTCCGTTTTTGCGTTTTTCGGGACGGTTATTACACGGTTACCCTCGTATACTCTCGGCCTCACGCTCCAGTACGGAGATGAGACGTCACAAAGCAATTTGGACAGCCGGTAAAAGTTGGGTGTAACCTCGCCATCGTGGCGAAATTTCTTAAAGAGCGTATTATTACCTGATCGTAGAGATAAGGTAACTCCAGGACCCCACCCGCTTAAGTTAACCAACTCACCAGGGTCAAAAACTCCAAGGACGTTTGCGATTTTTCTACTAGCGGCCCACAGAAGGCCGTCGTAGTCGGGATTACCCCGAAGCAGACGATCATTGGTTTCTCGACAACTTGCTTCAGCATTTAGAAATCCGTTGAGAGCTACACGGTTTTTATCGATACTAGGTATCGGGAGGAACCGGTTCTTCTTCAGGAGGTCTGTTGAGCATAAAGCCGACCGAGCATCCTGCAGCGTGTTATAAGCCAGAGCGTCAAAAGACAAATTGACAATCTGCTCAAACTCACCATAGCGAAATAAAACCGCGACGGTAAGGCTGCGTGGACAATCGAGAAGAGTGAGTGTATCTAGGATTACTCTGTAATCCTTCCTGCTGACTTGTGCCATATAGGACCAACCATTGGTTTGATAGAGCTGAGCTCTAAACAAAGGGAACTAGCATTAGGCTTCTGAAGAGGTATTAATACACCGCTTCGAAGTTCTCAAAAGCAGCGACCACGATCGGGTCTGTCATTAAATCCGCGACATGTGCGCGGATATTCTGACGGTCACCGAGGGCGCTGTTCTTGGGAATTGATGCATCAACATTTACGATGATTTCATCAACCTTTTGACCAGAAACCGAATCAATGATAGGGATCACCACCCGCTGTTTTGCACGAACTCTCGTGCTTTTTCCAGTAGGTAGGACCAGCGAGTGAGACACTTGAACGCGAGCGTCCAAGGTCGCACCAGCACCGAGCCAAGTCGCCACTTGCGTGGCAGGATTGATACTCGCGGGGTTAAACGGAGTCTCTGTTCCAACTTGATTTTTTAGTTGGAGTACGGCGAAAGCAGGCATTGTTGCCTCCAGTAGGTTGTGTTACATTCCAGAAAAGGCCTTATGACGTTGGACGAGAATCGCAAGGGCGTTTAGCCCTTTGATCTCATTTAGTGACGAAAGGTCCACCTTGGGCGTAGGCATTGCAGGAAAATTAGCTAAGCTAAAAATCTTGCGGTCTACGTTTATCCACTCTCGTTTAAAGAAGAGAGGAGGAGTAAGCGTCTCGACCCAATAATCGGGGCGGGGTGCGAAACCAATACTCTGGTAATCGTGCCAAATCTTACGGGTAGTAGTCGTTTCCCAGCCGTACAGGAAACCGTACTGCAAAGCCGATTCGGAGTTGAGATAACCTCCGAGATCGTAAATCCAATCGACCATAAAGGAAAAAGGTATCAGCTGATACCCCACGCCAATCGGGTTGAAAAGATTCATTGCAGCAGCCTTTCGGACCTTTGAAAGGTCCGCACTCATAATCACACCAGTCCTGACCTCAAGTTTGTACGAGAAGTCAGACCGCCACGCCGAGAGACCGCCATTCTGAAACGGAATGGTGATCTTTCCCTCGGACGTAGCCTTTTTGGTGTATGTGCGGATTCCGAATTGATTAGGTAACTCTTGAAGGGACTCAAGGTCACTTATCAGCGGCTTAATACCGTAGACATAAGTTAGCCACGCAGACGATATCTTTTGGACCGGCATATTAAGCCGACCCATTAGACGTTTCCTATCCTTACGGATTAGGTCCGAAACAAGTGAAGCACCTTGATTCGCTAGTTTGCGTAACATGG